TTATAACTCGTCTTCATTTTGAGCCTCCTCTACATTCCATGACTGACCATAAAGCTCACAATGGTTATTTGATAATTTCAAAACCTGATTGTCTGATACAATTTTTCTTGTTTCCGTTGTATATGCATCTTGTTTATCAAAAGCTATAAAAATCTGTTTCTTGCTGTTTGCATATATTTTCATAATGCCATCAATTGAACCGTCGCTGATGTTTTTCAAAATTAGCGAGTCATGTGCTATAGCTGGCAGGGCTGTCAGATTCAACACTGCAAGGTCAAATATCACCATGCCTTTGTAATTTGATCCGGTTCCTGTATCGTCGGGCGTCTCGAATCGATAGCTGTTGTACTCGTTAAAATGCAGATGCGGCGGCTTATGAGGTTCAGGGAATAACGAATCGTTATACTCCTTCATCTTGTCATTGATTGCCTGCTGAATATCTGAAAGAATCGTCTCAATCGCATTCTTCAGCATATCGTCTGCTTTTTTCTTCGCATCCTGAAGATCCGTCAATGTCAGGTACGCTTCATTCTGGGTTTTCAGGGCATCTATCTTTCCTTTGATTTCAGAATGCCTGTCAAGGAATTCCTTTGACAGATTCCCGACCATGCCAAGTTCTCTGATCTGGTCGTTTACTATGTCCACCTGACCTTGAATACTTTCAATTTCACGCTGGACGCTCTCACGTTCGGCAGCAAACTGTCCATCAAGTATAGCCGCCAATTTCTTATGGTATCCTTCTACTTCGTAAAGCTTTCTGAGGTTTACTTCCGGGAAAAACTCCTGTAGACCAGAAAGATCAGCTTCCGTAGGATATAATCCATAGCTGAGGCTCATGTCCAGCAAACTCAATCTACGTTTCTTTGTCTCGATGCTTTCTTCCAATCTGAATTTTTTATCCTTCAAATCGGACTTCATTTTATTTTTCTCTATATCTTCTTCCGAATGTGTCTCTACATGCTCGGAAGTCAATGTATCAAGTTCAATCTGCAGGGAGTGAATCTCTGCAAGATTCTCATCATACTTATCTTTACCGCCGACAAGATCTGACACAAAGCGGTACTTACGAGCTTCTCTGTAGGCGGCAAGTTTTTTCTTCTGTTCTTCAAGTCGGCTTGTATAGTCTTCAATATCCCTGTACCGGTCAAAAAGTTTTACAAGCCTGTCTATGGATTTCTGCATTCCATCTCCGGGAATACCATAGAGAGGCTTTCTTTCATTGGTATTATCTTTGCCGTACACCCTAAAGAAACTGCTTATTGTAGATCTGAACGACAACCCCGGAAAATCCATATTGTATTTTTCTTTAAGCCAGTCTACGAATTCCTGCCTTGTTTTCACTTCACCCGTAAGTTCATAGCCTTTTGTGCAAACCTGAACTTCCTCTGCAGAGGCAGTATTTCTGGCGAAATAATATTCTTTTCCTTCAAATTTGAACGTAAAGAAGATGGTATGGTCACCAATGTGCTTTACACCATCACTGGCAATATACGTATTCCCGCCAAAAACAAAGTCAATGGCAAGTAACGCTGATGATTTACCGATGGAATTTGTTCCGTCTTCTTTTCCAAGGACGACATTCAGGCCGTCCTTAAATCTTATCGGCGGTCTAACCTCTCCTTTTTCCTTAAATGCGGGAGACATCATTTCTACAAGCATTTGTATATTTCCCCCTCTTCGTTAATATCAACTGCTCGAAGCGCGTACAGGCAATCCATTGCGGAAAGGAAATCTGTCGGATCATCAAGTGATGGCTTAACGTCATCATATAAATCCTTTACTGCCTTCGAGCCGTACTGTAGTTCTTTCAGCACCTTCGGAATCAAAGCCAAGGTGCTGTTCTCATATGAATAAAGTTTATTTGGCAATTGCATTAGAACACCTCACAGCTTTGAATGAAATATGAAACCACAATCTGACAGAATATATCGTCCTGAAGCGTCACCCTATGAATCTTATTGGATATCTCTGTAAAGATTTCCAGCTTGCTCTTGTTGGCTTTCTTCAAGCGTCTGTAGATAGCCTTCATCTGATCCTGAACTTCTTCATAGTCGATCACCTTTCGTTTATCAAGGCTGATCATGATTTCATGAATTTTCAGGAAGTATGTAGTCACATAATTATTGACCGACAGGTACAGTGCTAAATCCTGTGCCGGATCAATCTTCTTATTCAGCTCTTTTGGATCAAGAGCTGCTTGAACAAGATCCTTCTCCTTGAGCTTTTTTATCCTTGTAATAACACCGGTGATTCCTTTCTCAAGAGGAAGATCGTCCAGTAATCTAACGCTCTGCTTGTGAGTTGTAAGAACACTTTTCTTGTCTTGCAGCTCTTTGCAGAGCTTTTTATTATCATCTATCAAATACGTGGCATGACACATAGGGCACAAGGCAAGAAGATTATCAGGTGTTGCTTCGGCACTTTTATCTATAAGGCTGACTTCATAGACTTTCTGAGTCTGCCCATTATTTGATACTGTAAGTTCTCTTCCACAATTAGGACAGAAACCTGCCGATTCTGTGAGTAGGTATTCTCCGTACTTATTTTTTAACTCTGCAGCCAGCTGTTGCTGTTTCTGTTTTTCAAGCGCGTCCTGTTGAACAAGGCCAGCCGTTGTCTGAATAATCTCAACCATCCATTCGGCGACTTTATCCGCAACATTATCGGCATCTACTGTCGCATCATATCCCCTCAAATCATCTGCAAGTAATGACCGCTGTGTCTCATTTCTCTCGTTGATTCTTTCTGTAAGGATTTCTGGCGTAAGCCTGTAAACAATCGTCTGGGCAAGTTTTTTAGACAGACCACGTTTTGCATAATTCCGGAGAGTTTCGTCCTTAGTCTTGACAGAAGGATCTTTACTCGATCCCCATTCCTCCTCCGTCACGGTTGTAATCATAGCCATAATCTCACGGAAAAAATACGGCACATCATCACCGTCGGCCATATGCTTCTTCAAGATTGAAAAAAGCGTTTTGAAATACAATGCTATCCGTCTCCTTTCTCCGTAAGATTTGAACCACGCTGAACCACGTTGAACTAAACGAGATCCAGATTGAAGGTACCCATTTTATATACTGAGTACAGCTTCAGGGAAGCGCGTTCCGCATATCCTTGGACGCAATAAACGGCCTTAAATATTATATCACGCCGAAGGCCAAAAGTCAAATATTATGTTCGAAATATGGATATCAAGTTCGCGTTTTGAATGAGGCTACTGTCGTGTAATGCATCGTCCGATCAACGATGGCTCACGTTATTCGGCAGACAAGTAAATATGTAACACAGCTATCTGATGAGCAAGAAAGCTGCAATCCGAATCGGAGTAATCCGAAGGACTGCATTCTTTTTCTATAGGATAACTGCGCCCTTTTGAGACCTCCGGTTCGAGAAATCGACAATCGGAGGTTTTAAAATGCAAAACAATGAAAAACAGCGTTACTATCCACTTCGTGACCCGGAGAACACTTCCAAGGTCACTCTCGTACCCATCACAGAGGAGCAATACCGCTCCCTTTACCCGGAAATCTGGCGTATCCGCAACCGCGAACAGAACCACGGCTGCTGCATGTGTCCTAAGTGCTACTTATGGAAATGTGACGGTCAATGTGATTTATGCGAGTATCATGCGCCAAACACAGTATCTCTTGATGATCCCTTGCCTGACGGTGAAGGTACTCTCGGCGATTACATTTTTGACGACAGTCCTTCTATTGAGGATGTTGTGGCAGATCGTCAGCTTCTTACTCAGCTTATCGAAAAGCTGCGTCAGCTTGACCCGAAAGCCGATACCATCATTCAGCTTTGGAAGGATCACCCGGAAGGCATCTCCGACCGTAAGATCGCCGAAGTCCTCGATAGACCGCAGCGCACCTTTGCTGACCAGATGAAGAAATACCGTACTGAGCTTCGCAAGGTTCGCGGTTACTAATACTACCTATATAATACAAGCCGTCTTTCCGGCCACTGTCCTGCTTTGGGATGGTGGTCGGAACTTTTTTTATTTTTCCTCCGCTCAAAATGCTCGCTCATCTCCAGTGGAACTTGAAGGACAGAGAGAAACGCCTTCAGGAAGTGAGGTGAACAGTATGTATCGCAGTTACGCAGACACCGGCGGAAACGTAAACGAGGAGATCAAACTTCTGAACTCCATCAGTCACGTATCCGCAAGGTTGGCAAGAAACCTCTCTATTCTTGCCGCACAAAGCAAATCCGAGGAAGGAGGAAAAACAAATGTCAAAGATGGCAGATATGGCACAGACCATAGAAGACCTGAGAAATGCAGCTGCCGCTATTAACGACGTAGCCGACTGGCTCTACAAACAATTCTCCGGGACTGATGAGTCCGAAACACCTGAGCCTGTGAAGCCGGAACCCAAGAAGGAACTGAAGCTTGAAGATGTAAGACCTGTTCTTGCAAATCTTTCACGCTCCGGTCATACCGCAGAGGTTCGTGCGCTTCTTCAGAAATACGGAGCCGCAAAGCTCTCAGCAGTTGATCCGGCGAACTATGAAGCCTTACTTAAAGAAGCGGAGGTAATTGCAAATGGCAAGTAAACAGCATGCAATCCTCTCCGCCTCAAGCTCGGACAGATGGATTCACTGCCCGCCTTCAGCAAGGCTCTGTGAAACCCATGAGGATAAAGGGAGCGACTACGCTGCCGAGGGAACCGATGCTCATGCTCTTGGCGAATACAAGCTCAAGACAGCACTGGGACTTCCCGCAGAAGATCCGACCGAAAGCCTCAAATGGTACTCAGAGGAAATGGAAGAATGTGCAAGCGGATATTCCGAATATGTGCTGGAGCAGGTCGAGGCAGCAAAGAAAACCTGTGCTGACCCGGTAGTCCTCATTGAGCAGCGTGTAGACTTCTCCCGCTGGGTAGAACAAGGCTTCGGTACAGCCGACTGCATCATCATCGCGGACGGCACACTCAGGGTGATTGACTACAAACACGGCTTAGGCGTTCTGGTCTCTGCTGAAGCAAACCCGCAGATGCAGTGTTATGCACTCGGTGCTTTGGAGCTTTTCGATGATATTTACGACATCGACAAGGTTTCCATGACCATCTACCAGCCGAGACGTCAGAATGTCAGCACCTACGAAATAAGCAAGGAAGACCTGTACCGCTGGGCGGATGAAGTATTGAAGCCTACCGCAGAGCTGGCATTTGCCGGAGATGGAAACTTCCTGTGCGGTGAATGGTGTGGCTTCTGTAAGGCCAAGAACGAGTGTCGTGCCAGAGCCGAAGCAAATCTGAAACTCGCACAGCACGACTTCAAGCTCCCGCCTCTGCTCACAGATACAGAGATCGAGGTCATTCTCGAAAAAGTAGACGAGCTGGTCAGCTGGGCATCCGACATCAAGGAATATGCTCTCCAACAGGCTCTCTCTGGAAAAGAATGGTCTGGTTTCAAGCTCGTCGAAGGCAGAGCTAACCGTAAATACAGCAATGAGACTGCAGTTATAGATGCAGTCGAGAAAGCAGGCTTTGATCCGTATGAGAAAAAGCTGCTGGGCATCACCGCCATGCAGAAACTTCTCGGCAAGTCCCGCTTTGATGAACTCCTGTCGGCTTACATCGAAAAGCCGCAGGGCAAACCCACACTTGTGACGGAGTCCGATAAACGTCCGGCCATGAATACAGCAAAAAATGATTTTATGGAGGAAAACTAATATGAACAAGAATGTAAAAGTATCAAATCCCATGAAGGTTATCACCGGTGTTGACACTCGCTGGAGCTACGCAAATGTCTGGGAGCCTAAGTCCATCAACGGCGGCACTCCCAAATACAGTGTAAGCCTCATCATTCCGAAGTCTGACACCAAGACCATCGCCAAGATCAAGGCTGCCATTGAGGCTGCTTACAAAGAAGGCGAAGCAAAGCTCAAGGGCAACGGCAAGTCCGTACCTGCTCTCTCTGTCTTAAAGACTCCGCTCCGCGACGGCGATGCAGAGCGTCCTGACGACGAGGCATATAAGAATGCCTACTTTGTTAATGCCAATGCAACCTCTGCTCCCGGCATCGTGGATGCAGACCTCAATCCTATCCTTACACGCTCCGAGGTTTACTCCGGAGTATACGGCAGAGCCAGCATCACGTTCTATGCTTTCAACTCTTCAGGTAATAAGGGAATTGCCTGCGGGCTCAACAACCTGCAGAAGATCCGTGACGGTGAGCCTCTCGGCGGCAAGGCAAGTGCTGAGTCCGACTTTGCTACCGATGACGACGAAGATTTTCTGAACTAAGGGAGGTGCCAAACTATGACAGCATATCAGTCAATGATGCTCTCTGTTTGCTTCGGAGCCACAGTCGGCATGATGCTCAGTGGCGTGGTTCTTTCCATAAAGTACTGGATCGAAGACCGCCGCGAGAAAAAGCGTCGTGCCAAGGAAGAAAAAGAAGCTGCAGAAAGCTCTAATAACTAATGAAACGGCAGGCGGCAGGGATTCTTCTCTGCCGCCTGTTTGAATTGAGGTGAAATCTATGCAAACACTCAGTATTGATATTGAAACATACAGCAGCATCAACCTAAGCAAATGCGGCGTATATAAATACGCTGAGGCTCCTGACTTCGAGATACTGCTGTTCGGATACTCTGTCGACGGCAGCGATGTAAAAGTAATCGACCTTGCACAAGGAGAACACTTACCGCAGGAACTTATAGACGCCCTGACAGATGATTCCGTTATAAAGTGGGCATTCAACGCCAATTTTGAACGCGTATGCCTGTCGAGATACCTGCGTGATTTAGGTATAAGTCTTGATCCTTTCCACGACAGCCACCCTCTTTCGCAGGAATGCTCCCGCTTCTTAAATCCTGAAAGCTGGCGCTGCTCTATGGTCTGGGCAGCTACTATGGGACTTCCGCTGTCCTTGGAAGGTGTCGGTTCTGTTCTCGGCCTTGAAAAACAAAAGCTCACCGAAGGAAAGGAGCTTATCAAATACTTCTCTGTACCCTGTACTCCCACCAAGGCAAACGGCGGTCGAACCAGAAACCGCCCTTTTCATGATCCTGAAAAATGGGATGCTTTCAAGCGATACAACATCCGCGACGTCGAAACCGAGATGGGCATCAAGGACAGGCTCTCCAAGTTCCCGGTGCCGGAAGCGGTGTGGGATGAATACCACATCGATCAGGAAATCAACGACCGTGGTGTCCGCATTGACATGGTTCTTGTCACTAAAGCAATCGATATGGATACCCGCTCCCGGACAGAACTGACCTCTGCTATGAGGGAAATGACAGACCTCGAAAACCCGAACAGCGTACAGCAAATGAAGCAATGGCTCGCTGATAACGGTCTTGAGACTGACAGCCTCGGCAAAAAAGTCGTTGCAGAGCTTATAAAAACAGCTCCACCGGAACTTCAAAATGTGCTGGAGCTTCGACAGCAACTTGCCAAGTCCTCTGTTCGTAAATATCAGACGATGGAACGTGCTGTCTGCAACGACGGCAGGGCTCGCGGCATGTTTGCTTTCTACGGAGCCAACCGCACCGGTCGCTGGGCGGGCAGACTTATTCAGTTGCAGAATCTTCCGCAAAATCATCTGGAGGATCTGCCCGATGCCCGCGCTCTTGTGAAATCCGGCGACTTCGATGCCGTTAAGCTCTTGTACGAAGATGTCCCTGATACGCTTTCTCAACTGATAAGGACTGCATTTATACCTAAATCCGGTACGCAGTTTTATGTTTCTGACTTCAGTGCCATCGAGGCCAGAGTCATCGCATGGTATGCAGGCGAGACTTGGCGGCAGAAGGTATTTGCTGAAGGAGGCGATATTTACTGCGCCAGTGCGAGCCAGATGTTTCATGTTCCGGTTGAGAAGCACGGTATAAACGGCCACTTGCGCCAGAAAGGCAAGATTGCAGAGCTCGCGCTCGGCTATGGTGGCTCGGTCGGTGCTCTCAAGGCTATGGGTGCTATTGAGATGGGCTTATCCGAAGATGAGCTTCCTCCGCTGGTAGATGCTTGGAGGCAGACGAACCCGAATATTGTAAAGTTCTGGTGGGACGTCGACCGGGCAGTCATGGAAGCTGTGAAGCACAAGCATACGACCAGCTGCTACGGACTTACCTTCTCCTGCCGCTCCGGAATGCTTTTTATCACACTGCCTTCCGGCAGGAACCTCGCATATGTGAAACCCAAGGTCGGGACTAATAAGTTCGGCGGCGAATGCATCACGTATGAAGGCGTAGGCTCCACAAAGAAGTGGGAACGTCTCGACTCATACGGCCCGAAATTTGTGGAAAACATCGTGCAGGCCACATCACGTGACATCCTCTGCTATGCCATGAAAACGCTCCGGAACTGTGAGATTGTCATGCATATCCATGATGAGCTGGTTATAGAAGCTGATCCGCGTATGTCCCTTGATGCTCTCTGTGAACAAATGGGCAGGACTCCGCCTTGGACGCCCGGCTTAAAGCTCCGCGCCGATGGTTATACCTGCCCCTTCTATAAAAAAGATTAAATATCATCCGCTCAAATCAGGCGTTCATCTCCAGTGGGAATTAGAGGTGGACGCCTTTAGTCTGCCCGGAAAGGAGGACTCTGGTTTGAGTAACGATTATCACAACAGCGAAGGCTATCCTGACCCGACTGCCGGTGAAGCACTCTCAAAGATTGCAGCTAATGAAAAGCAATCCCTGCGTGCTTTCCGGCCTATCGTCTATATCTGCTCACCCTATTCCGGTGACGTAGAAGCAAATGTGGCTGCTGCCAGACGCTACAGTCGCTTCGCAGTAGACAAGGGATATATTCCCATCGCTCCGCACCTGCTTTTTCCGCAGTTCCTTGATGATACCAATCCGCCGGAACGCGAGCTCGGTCTTTTCTTCGGAAATGCCCTCATGAGCAAGTGTGCTGAGGTCTGGGTATTCGGGAGCCGTATCTCGGCAGGAATGGAATCAGAAATCAAACGCGCCAAGTGGAAGGATTACCATTTGCGCTATTTCACAGAAGAATGTCAGGAGGTTTAACGCTATGTATGAAGTAAGAGAAAATCGCAGAAAGCTGCAGGACGGAACCGAAATCACAACCTATACCCGTGATGTGGTCAGCGCAAATATTCTCGAAGTTGAAGCCGGAACCACAGGATACATGGGTGGCGATACCGGTCATGGAGGGCGCACCTATTTTCGTATCAAGGATGAAGGCGGCACAGACATCGATATAAAGCCTTTCATGGATAGATTTGGCAGTGAAGGCTTTGAGGTTACTCTTGGCGGCGATTGCGAACTTGAAACTATGATCCGCGCACTGAAGTTCATCACCAAGGTGCTCGAAGATGAATCCGGGGAGGTGTATGACTGATGTTTACTCTCTACAGCGCAGATTTTATCGGTAATCCCGGTAACTGCTCCTACCCTCACAAAACCGTGGTCATGGATGCCGACAGTCTGAAGAATGCTGTCGGTCATGACTATGTATGTGCAGAATATAAAAACCACTATCGTAACGGAGACAATTTCATCTCCGCCGACTGTCTCCCCGTAGACTGTGACAATGACCACTCGGAAGACCCCAATGACTGGATCAAGCCTTCCGATGTGCTGGATGCCTTTCCGGGAGTCAGCCTTGCTATCCATTACAGCCGTTTCAATAATCGTGAGAAAAATGGTAAACCGGCAAGACCTAAATTCCATGTACTCTTTCCTATTGAACGCATGACTGATGCTGCCCTTTACAGCGATATGAAAAAGCTGGTCAATTCCATCTTTCCCTATTTCGATACGAAAGCGCTGGATGCGGCACGCTTCTTCTTTGGTACACAGGAACCGGACGTTGAAATATATCCCGGACGCATGAATCTCACGGAATTCTTGAATGACGATGAGTTCGATGCAGGTCTTCCCGGCGGTCATGAAAACGATGTTGTTATACCAGAAGGCAGCCGTAATGCTACCATGTCCCGCCTCGCCGGTATTGTCATCAAGAAATACGGAGATACAGAAAAGGCCTATCAGGCATTCTTGGAAAAGGCCGCTACCTGCGTACCGCCGCTTGATAACAGCGAGCTTGCCACCATATGGCACAGCGCCCAGCGCTTTTATGGGAAGATCAGCCGCGAGGATGGTTATGTTCCTCCGGAAGTATATAACGATGAGAACAGCTATAAACCGGATGACTTTTCCGATGTCGGGCAGGCTGAGGTGCTGTCAAAGTACTTTTCTAACGAACTCCGCTACTCTCCGGCCACGCATTTTATCCGCTACAGCGACCACTACTGGCAGGAAACTGAACCCGGCGCTCAGGCTGTTGCTCATGAGCTTACCCGCAGGCAGCTTAATGAGGCCAACCGCAATATGATGGAAGCCTTACAGAAATTAAAGAACTGCGGTGCTCAGGAAATCCTCGACAATACATCAAAGTCAAAGGCAGAACAGCTGATGAGCAATGAGCAGATGGAGGCCTATCAGGAGTTTCTTGCCGCCAAAGCATATCAGAGTTTTGCTGTGAAACGCAGGGATTCCAAGAATATTACATCAACCCTCAAAGAGTCTCACCCTATGCTGGAAATCTCACCGAGGGACTTAGATGCAGACTGCTTCCTGCTTTGTACCCCGGAGGCAACCTACGACCTGCGTAAAGGTATGGCCGGTGCCCGCGAGCATTCTGCTGATGACTTTATCACGAAAATCACCTCAGTTTCACCCGGCAGCAAAGGCAGTCAGCTTTGGCATGACAATTTGAACCTTATTTTTCAGAAGGATCAGCAACTCATCGATTATGTTCAGATGATCTGCGGTCTTGCTGCTATCGGCAAGGTTTACGTGGAAGCCCTCATTATTGCATATGGTGACGGTCGAAACGGTAAGTCCACCTTCTGGAATGCGGTATCCCGTGTGCTTGGTCTTTACAGTGGAAACATCTCCGCAGATACCTTGACTGTCGGCTGCCGCAGAAACATCAAGCCTGAAATGGCTGAGGTCAAAGGAAAGCGTCTGCTGATTGCTGCGGAAATGCAGGAAGGTGCCCGTCTTAATGATTCCACCGTCAAGCAGCTCTGCTCTACCGATGATGTGTTTGCGGAGAAAAAGTATAAAGACCCCTTCTCATTCAAGCCTTGCCACACACTGGTCTTATATACGAACCACCTGCCAAGGGTATCAGCATCAGATGATGGTATCTGGCGCAGGCTCATTGTAATTCCGTTCAATGCGAAGATCGAAGGCAAGGCCGACATCAAAAACTACGGTGAGTACCTGTATGAGAATGCCGGTGAAAGCATTCTGGCATGGATCATCGAAGGTGCTAAAAAGGTCATCGAGCTTGGATACCAGATCCCGATCCCGGACTGTGTAACAAAGGCCATCGCGGAATACCGCAGCCAGAACGACTGGTTCGGACATTTCCTTGATGAGAAGTGTGATGTAGATGAGTCCTATAAGGAAAGTTCCTCGGCATTGTATCAGGCTTACCGCAACTACTCTCTTGATTGCAACGAGTATGTGCGTAGCACAGCGGATTTCTATTTTGCACTGGAGAAGGCCGGATTTGAAAGGCTGACTCTGAATCGGAAGCGCTTTTTTAAGGGCTTAAAGATCCACGAAGATACCGGTGCGGAAGAGGATTTTCTGCAGTAAATGCCACTGATGACAAGGTGTATCAAGGTCATATATAAAAACTCTCTTAGGCCTATAAAAATAGCTATAAGAAAAAGTTCGGTAAACACCATTGATACACCTTGCACATCCGCTGAAATTAACGCCTGACGGAGGTTTGCATGAATGAAAAACAGATAGAAAACAAGTTAGTGCTGGCGGTAAAAAAGCTCGGTGGGATTGCACCGAAGTTCGTGTCTCCCGGTTTTGCAGGTATGCCCGACCGTCTCATCTTATTACCTGACGGCCATATCGCTTTTGCAGAGCTGAAGGCACCCGGCAAAAAGCCACGCCCGCTTCAGCTTTCAAGACACAGGCTGCTTGAGGGACTGGGATTTAAGGTCTATGTCATCGACAGCACTGACCAAATAGAACAAATTCTTACAGAGATTGGAGGTGATGCCACATGAAGTTCATACCACATGATTATCAGAAATATGCGATTTCCTACATCGAGAAAAATCCTATAGCTGCAGTCCTGCTTGATATGGGCTTAGGTTAAGGCAAGACCGTGATCACTCTTTCTGCCGCATATGATCTTCTTTTTGACAGCTTTGAAGTTAGCCGTATTCTGGTGGTTGCACCCTTACGTGTCGCCCGTGACACATGGCCTGCAGAGATTCAGAAATGGAGCCACCTTGCTGGTCTCACCTATGCAGTTGCAGTCGGGACTGCCAAGGAGCGGAAGGCCGCACTGATGCAAAACGCAGATATCACAATTATCAACCGCGAGAATCTGCAATGGCTGATTGATGAGTCTGGATTTCCGTTTAGCTACGACATGGTGGTTATCGATGAGCTTTCATCCTTCAAGAACCATAAGTCCAAGCGCTTCAAGTCCCTGATGAAGGTAAGACCGAAAGTCCATCGCATTATAGGTCTGACCGGCACACCTTCTTCCAACGGCCTTATGGATCTGTGGGCAGAGTTCAAAGTTCTGGATATGGGAGAACGCCTCGGTCGCTTTATTACCCAGTACCGGACAAACTACTTCATGCCGGATAAGAGAAACGGAGAAATCATCTACTCCTACAAGCCGCTGCCCTATGCAGAGGATGCCATATATCGAAAGATCTCGGATATCACGATCTCCATGAAGTCTACTGACCACTTGAAGATGCCGGAGCTGGTGTCTTCGCAATATGAAGTCCAGCTTTCGGATTCTGAGCGTAACCGTTATGAAGACTTAAAGCAGGAACTGATATTACAGCTTCCGGGCGGTGAGATCACTGCCGCCAATGCTGCGTCGCTGACCGGGAAGCTCTCCCAGCTTGCGAACGGTGCCATATACGCGGATACAGGAGAAGTAATCGAGTTTCATGATAGAAAGCTTGATGCATTGGAAGATATCATCGAAGCCGCCAATGAAAAACCGCTTCTTGTGGCTTACTGGTTCAAGCATGACATCTCCCGCATACAGAAGCGTTTTAATGTCCGGGAGATCAAAACGAGCCGTGATATTGCTGACTGGAATGCGGGAAAGATTCCTGTAGCAGTCATACATCCCGCCTCAGCCGGTCACGGCTTAAACCTTCAGGCCGGAGGCTCCACCCTTGTATGGTTCGGTCTCACTTGGAGCCTTGAGTTATACCAGCAAACGAACGCCCGCCTCTGGAGACAGGGACAGCAGTCCGGAACCGTAGTGATACAGCACATCATTACAAAGGGCACCATTGACGAGCGAATCTTAAAAGCTCTGTCAAAAAAGGAAATGACCCAGACCGCACTGATTGATGCGGTAAAAGCAAATTTATGACAACCTAAGACAATCCATGCCAATCCGAGGGAAACCAATCTATCGGAGGTGAAACACATGGATGCAAGACAATACCTTGAACAGGTCTACGATATGAAGAATCATATCAAACGCCTGAATCAAGAACTCGACAGCTACAGAGAGCTGGCTTCCAGCGTACCCGGCTGCAACTTTGACGAGCGTATCAATAAGCAGCGCAGTACCGAAGCACCGTTCGTTAAGTACATTTACAAGATCATGGATCTGGAGGAAGAAATAAAAACCGAAACAGGCAGGCTTGAAATCATGAAGCTTGAGATCGGCCACCAGATCAATATGCTTGAAGACACAAACGAACGTCTCGTACTGCGCTACCGATACCTTGTATGTATGCCGTGGGATGAGATTGCCGGTCGGCTCCACTACTCTATCCGCTACGTTTACAAGATCCACGGACGAGCTTTGCAGCATTTTGAAAAGAGGACACCTTAGGACACTTTAGGGCAAAGCTTAAGGGTGGTATAGTGTATAGTAGAAAATCAGATAAAGATACGCCTGCGGCAACGCGGCCGACACAAGCCTTGTGGGTATTACCTGCAGGGCTTTTCTTTATGCAAAAAGGAGGCGCGGCTTATGCCAATGAAACCTAAAAGACCGTGCCGCTTTCCGGGATGCCCAAGGCTGACCGACGGTGTTTACTGCGAGGAGCACGCAAAGCTTATGGAACAGCACTATGAGAAGTTCCAGCGCGGCTACTCCACCGGTAAACGCTACGGCAGGGCTTGGAAAAGAATCCGCGACAGATATGTGAGGAAGCATCCCCTCTGTGAGCAGTGCCTGAAGGAAGGACGCTACGTTGCAGTCGAGGAGGTTCATCACATCGTTCCTCTCGCTGAAGGTGGAAGCAATGATGAGTCAAACCTCATGAGTCTCTGTCGTTCCTGTCATGAAAAGATTCATAAGGATCGCGGCGACAGATAATTTCTGACGGGTAGGGGCGGTTGAAATCTCTACGAGCGCTTGCCCCGGAAAACGGCGCGGGGTCTTCTGTGCAAAAAAGGCGAAATCAAAAGGGTAATAAGGGAGGCGGTGAAAAAATTGCCAACAAAATCTAACAACACCGGAGGCCGAGGCGGCAAACGTCCCGGTGCTGGACGCAAGAAAAGTGCTGTGAAAGAAAAATATGAAAACGGGAACCCCGGCGGCAGAAAGCTGACCGTTCTGGATATCCCGGATGTCGAGGGTGAGGATATGCCGACTCCACACGACTTTCTTTCTGCCAAGCAGCATGACGGCTCCACTCTGGAAGCCGGAGAAATATACAAGGAAACATGGGAGTGGCTGGATAAGCTCGGCGTTGCCAAAGCAGTATCTCCTCAGCTCTTGGAACGATACGCGATGTGTTCTGCCCGCTGGATTCAGTGTGAAGAGATGACCACTCGGCTCGGATATCTTTCTAAGCATCCGACGACTGGGAAGCCGATCCCTTCTCCCTTTATCAATATCGGCATCAACTATATGAATCAGGCCAACAGACTCTGGAATGAAATCTTTCAGATTGTTAAAGAGAACTGCTCCGCTGAGTACTCCGGTATGAACCCGCAGGACGATGTGATGGAGCGACTTCTTCGAGCCAGAAAGGGAATGTAAATGAATACACAAAAATTAGAACAGGTACCGATTGATAAACTGGTGCCTTACGCCCGGAATGCCCGGACGCATAGTAAAGAACAGATATTACAGCTTCGCTCCTCTCTCAGGGAGTTCGGTTTTGTAAGCCCTGCTGTCATTGATGCGGATTATAACATCCTTGTCGGCCACGGCAGAATTGAGGCAGCCCGTGCTGAAGGATACGAAACAGTGCCCTGCGTCTTTGCAGAGAACCTGACGGACGCTCAGAAGCGTGCGTATATTCTTGCCGATAATCAGCTGGCTCTAAATGCCGGTTGGGATGAAAATATGCTCTCTGTTGAATTAGCCGACCTGCAGGATCAGTCCTTTGATCTGTCCCTGCTCGGCTTTGGCGCAGATGAACTGGAAAAACTTCTCGGCGGCGGTCAGGAAAAGGATATCGAAGATGATGACTTTGACCTCACTGCTGCTCTTGAAAAAGCTTCCTTTGTGGAACCCGGCGACATCTGGACAGTCGGAAAGCATCGTCTTATGTGCGGTGACGCCACTTCTGCTGATGACGTAAATGCTCTTATGGGCGACAAGAAAGCAAACCTTGTTCTTACCGATCCACCCTACGGCGTTTCCTTCAAAGCATCAGACGGACTCACGATTCAAAATGACAGTCTGAAGGGTGATGAGTTTTATAACTTCCTTCTCGCTGCCTTTAAGAACATGGCCGACCATCTTGAAAAAGGAGGTGCCGCCTACTGCTTCCACGCAGATACAGAAGGTCTTACTTTCCGTCGTGCCTTTATTGAGGCTGGCTTCCATCTTGCCGGTGTGTGCATCTGGGTAAAGAACTCTCTCGTACTCGGTCGATCAGATTATCAGTGGCAGCATGAACCGATCCTTTACGGATTCCTTCAGAATGGAAAACACCCGTGGTACTCCGACAGGAAGCAGACCACCATCTGGAACTACGATAAACCGAAGCGCAACAAGGATCATCCTACCAGTAAGCCTCTCGACCTGCTGGGTTATCCTATCCAGAATTCCTCTCAGGAAAATTCTGTAGTAATTGATACCTTTGGCGGCTCAGGCTCCACTCTTATGGCTTGCGAACAGCTGAACCGTATCTGCTACATGATGGAGCTTGATCCAAAATACGCATCTGTTATTCTCCGGCGCTACGTAGAGGATACAGACGACGCAGATAATGTGTATGTAGTAAGAAACGGCGAACAGATCTCCTATGCAGACCTCGTAAAGCAGGTCGATTTCGAGACTGTATAGTACACAAATTTCCTGATAAATCTTGGCAGTATTTCTACCACAGAATTATCGATAAAACGCTTGATATATAAGGCTTTCAGAGTGATATATGTACGTACCGAAAGGCACAGAAGGCCTTCGGAAAACCACATAAACGGAGGTACATACCATGAAAGCAAACTATAACGTAACCGGAAAAGAAAGAAAAATGCTGGTCGAGGTTATTGCAGCCATCACCGGTGATAAGCCAAACTACCTCGGCATGCCGACTGCTGCCTACGAGGTTGGCGACATCTTAATCGACAAGGCCGGAACCATTACCTGTAAAGACAGCGACAAGCTGGAGTGCTTGATCCACAACCTTATTGCTGACGGCTTCACCCCGGAGGATACCGAAGAAGGCAAAACCCCTGATGAAGAAACAATCGCCGAGGAACCTGCTGAGGCTACTGGCCTTACAGTCAGCCTTCCGCTTGATAAGGCATCGGTAGGAAACCTCACTAACCTCCTCACCGCCAAAGGCAGCCTCATAAAAAAGGCGCTCGGCATTGACGATGTCAGGATCGAGGTAACCGAGGACAAGATAACATTTCCTTGGTTTCAGACAATGCCCGAACCGGACGAGGTCAAAGCCTACACCCATTTCATTGTGGCGCTTTGCAAGCTGAGCAAAGATCAGAAACGTGTCAGCAGCTCCGAAAAGGAAGTCGACAATGAGAAGTACGCATTCCGATGCTTTCTCCTGAGACTGGGCTTCATCGGAAGCGACTGCAAAGATGAACGCAAGATTCTGCTCCGCAACCTTTCCGGCAACTCAAGCTGGAAAAACGGCGCACCGGACAAGGAGGTAGAAGCATGCGAATGATAACATCTACAGAGCTTAATACCCTTCGCTCTCGCTACCCTATAGGCACCCGCGTCGAACTTCTCCAGATGGACGATGTGCAGGCGCCACCTATCGGCACCAAAGGAACCGTAACAGGCATTGATGATACCGGCTCTCTTCTTGTGAACTGGGATAACGGCTCCGGCCTGAATGTAATCTACGGCATTGACCGTGTAAGAAAGGCGGCGGACTGATATGGATGAAAAGATAAAAGAGCAAATCCTCGCAATCCGGGACACCGGCCTTACTAACATGTTTGATGTCAACGCTGTCCAGCGCCTCGCCTATGAGCGTGACTTCTACGAGCTGGTTCTTTACCTTGAGGATCACCGTAAAGAATATGTACAGTTCATTCTGACCGGCAAGGAGGGATAAGCATGTGGAGTGAAGGAACCATCGGAATCCCGGACAGCAAAGATAAAAACAAGTACACGGTCTGCCACTACTGGGTAAAGCACTACGAAGAACCCAGCGAGGTCTACGGCCTGAATGGCGGCAAGATCAGCAAACTCACAATCAAAATCAAAGGAACTGTAGCGGCAAACTACGACAGAGGATGGGACATCGAACCCACCTGCAAGGAAGCGGAGCTGGCGCTTTGCATCCTGCTTGATAAATACAATTAAGAAAACCTGAGAATGAATATTCCGGGAGTCAGAGCCATATGGCTCTTTCTCTCGTACTGATAAAGATTTTATAAGATCGCTTCGGCGGTCTTTTATTTTGCAGAAAGGAGCTGGCCGGTATGCCAATGCGAAAACTGAAAAACTATAAGCCGACCCGCTTCATGGCAGAGTCTTCCCACTACAGCAAAGAGATGGCCGACTTCGCGGTCATGTTCATCGAACAGCTCTGCCACACCAAAGGCACGTGGGCAGGGAAGCCCTTCGAGCTGATTGACTGGCAAGAAAGGATCATACGAGACCTTTTCGGTGTATTGAAGCCGAACGGATACAGACAGTTCAACACGGCCTATATCGAGATACCAAAGAAAATGGGAAAGTCCGAGCTTGCAGCGGCAGTTGCCCTGCTACTCTGCTGTGGTGACGGAGAAGAACGAGCTGAAGTATATGGCTGCGCCGCTGACCGTCAGCAAGCCACTATCGTTTTTGACGTAGCTGCAGATATGGTGAGGATGTGTCCAGCGCTGAACCGGCGCGTGAAGATACTGGCCTCACAGAAGCGGATCATCTATGAACCGACAAACAGCTTTTATCAGGTGCTGTCTGCTGAAGCATACAGTAAACACGGCTTCAACATCCACGGCGTTGTCTTTGATGAGCTGCACACTCAGCCGAACCGGAAGCTCTTTGATGTTATGACCAAGGGCTCCGGTGATGCCAGAATGCAGCCGCTATATTTCCTTATAACGACTGCCGGAACAGATACCAATAGCATCTGCTATGAAACACACCAGAAAGCGAAGGATATTCTGGAAGGCCGCAAAATAGACCCTACCTTCTATCCGGTTATCTATGGTGCAGAAGAATCTGACGACTGGACTGATCCGGAAGTATGGAAAAAGGCAAACCCCTCACTCGGTATCACGGTCGGCATCGACAAAGTTGAAGCCGCCTGTGAATCTGCAAAACAGAATCCCGGCGAGGAGAATTCTTTCAGACAGCTCCGCCTCAATCAATGGGTAAAACAAGCTGTCCGCTGGATGCCAATGGATAAATGGGACGCATGCGCATTCCCGGTATCAGAGAAAGCTCTGGAAGGCCGCGTCTGCTACGGCGGACTTGACCTGTCATCCACTACAGATATCACGGCCTTCGTGCTGGTCTTCCCTCCGGAAGATGAACACGATAAATATTCTGTGCTTACATATTTCTGGGTGCCTAAAGATACGCTCGACCTGCGTGTAAAGCGAGACCACGTTCCTTATGACGTATGGGAGAAACAAGGCTATCTGCTAACCACAGAAGGAAATGTCATTCACTACGGATATATAGAAAAGTTCATCGAGGATCTTGGCGAAAGGTTCAATATCCGTGAGATTGCTTTTGACCGCTGGGGAGCTGTGCAGATGGTTCAGAACTTGGAGGGAATGGGCTTCACTGTCGTTCCTTTCGGTCAGGGCTTTAAAGATATGAGTCCGCCTACCAAAGAGCTGATGAAGCTGACTCTTGAAAAGCGAATCGCTCATGGCGGACATCCGGCTCTTCGATGGATGATGGACAACATCTTCATTCGTACTGATCCTGCCGGAAATATAAAAGCAGATAAAGAAAAATCGACGGAGAAAATCGATGGTGCCATTGCAACCATTATGGCACTTGATCGAGCAATCCGATGCGGCAACGACAACGGTGCTTCTGTATATGACAACAGAGGCATCCTTTTTATTTGAAAGGACGGTGATTCCAGATGAGTATATTTTCAGGACTATTCAAATCAAGAGATAAGCCCAAGGACTCGACCTCAGGCAGCGCATACCGCTTCTTCTTCGGCGGGACAACGTCCGGAAAAGCTGTAACCGAGCGAAGCGCCATGCAGATGACAGCCGTTTACTCCTGCGTCAGGATTCTATCCGAAGCCATAGCAGGACTGCCTATACATCTGTATAAATATGGCGAGAACGGAAGCAAGGTAAAGGCTACAGACCACCCACTCTATTTCCTGCTGCACGATGAGCCAAACCCTGAGATGACATCTTTTGTCTTCAGGGAAACGCTAATGACGCACCTGCTCCTGTGGGGAAATGCCTACGCGCAGATCATAAGAAATGGTAAAGGCGAAGTTGTAGCTCTCTACCCGCTCATGCCAAACCGAATGACGGTCGACCGTGATGCTGATGGCCACCTCTACTACGAATACCAGACCTCGCAGGATGAAGCACGCACGATGGAAGGAAGTCGTGTCAGGCTCTCTCCCCATGACGTTCTTCATATTCCCGGTCTTGGCTTTGATGGCCTTGTCGGATACAGCCCGATTGCAATGGCAAAGAACTCCATCGGCATGGCGATTGCCTGTGAGGAATATGGCGCTAAGTTTTTTGCTAACGGTGCGACACCCGGCGGTATCTTAGAGCATCCCGGTGTGGTGAAAGATCCTGAACGAGTCAGGGAAAGCTGGAACTCAGCCTTCGGAGGAAGTGCCAACTCAAACAAGGTGGCTGTCCTTGAAGAAGGTATGAAATATACGCCTATCTCCATTTCACCGGAACAGGCGCAATTCCTTGAGACCAGAAAGTTTCAGGTTGATGAGATCGCGAGGATATTTCGTATCCCTCCGCATATGATCGGAGATCTGGAAAAATCCAGCTTCTCAAATATAGAACAGCAGTCACTGGAGTTCGTGAAATACACTCTCGACCCGTGGGTATGCCGGTGGGAACAGTCCATGCAGCGAGCCCTGCTCACTGTTGATGAAAAGAAGGAATACTTCTTTAAGTTCAATGTGGACGGCCTGCTTCGAGGAGATTATCAAAGCCGCATGAACGGATATGCGACCGGACGTCAGAACGGCTGGATGAGCGCTAACGATATCAGGGAGCTTGAAAACCTTGACCGTATCCCGGCAGAGGAAGGTGGCGACCTGTATCTCATAAATGGCAATATGACAAAGCTTGCGGATGCAGGCATTTTTGCAGCTTCCGCGCCAGCACAGGAGGAGCCTGATGAAACACAAGAAGAACAAGAGCCGGAACAGTCACAGCAAAGTGACCGCACCCGGCGAAAACGTAAGGAGGCACTATGACCAGAAAGTTTTGGAACTGGGTGCGAAACGAGGAACCGGACAGCTTCGGCAGCGACCGTACACTATACCTCGACGGGGAAATTTCCGATGAGACATGGTTCGGTGACGAAGTAACACCCCAATTATTCAAAGATGAATTAAGTGCTGGAGATGGGAACATCACCCTCTGGATCAATAGTCCGGGCGGTGATGTTTTTGCTGCTGCACAGATTTACAACATGCTGATGGATTACCCGCATGACGTAACGGTCAAGATCGATGCTCTTGCTGCTTCGGCAGCATCGGTTATTGCTATGGCCGGTACCAAGGTCTGCATGAGTCCTGTGGCCATGATGATGATCCACAATCCCGCAACCATCGCTATCGGCGATACCGAGGAAATGCAGAAAGCCATCGACATGTTAAACGAAGTCAAGGAATCCATCATGAATGCCTATGAAATCAAATCAAGGCTCTCTCGCCATAAGATTTCACAGCTGATGGATGCCGAGACATGGATGAACGCCAAAGAGGCCGTAAAGCTCGGCTTTGCCGACGAGATTCTTTTCGCAGATGGTGAAAAGCCGCTGCCGGACACTGAGCCTGAGACGGAGATGCTTTTCTCCCGCAAGGCCGTAACTGATTCACTGCTATCCCGACTGATTCCTAAAAAACAGCCGGAAGCAAATAAACACATGGTACCTGTTACCGATCTTGAGAAGCGCCTCTCGCTTCTCTCACATTAAGGAGGATTTTTACTATGAGCAAAATTTTAGATCTTATGGACAAGAGAGCGAAGGCTTGGGACGCAGCTAAGAAGTTCCTTGATACTCACTCTGAAAACGGCGGTATGGTTTCCGCTGAAGATGCAGCAACCTACGAAAAGATGGAAAAGGAAGTCACCGATCTCACTAAGGATATCGAGCGCCTGCAGAGACAGGATGAGATTGAAAAGATGATGAACCAGCCCACTTCCGCTCCTATCACCAACATGCCGGGCAAGACCGGTGACGCTGATGAAGATAAGCCCGGCAGAGCATCTGCGGCTTACAAGAAGGCATTCTGGGACAACATTCGTCATCCCGGCAATCCGGTTATTCGTAATGTTCTGGAGGAAGGTACTGACGGTAACGGCGGATACCTTGTTCCTACGGAGTTTGAGCACACCCTTGTACGCGCCCTTGATGAGAACAATATCATGCGTACCATCGGCTGCAAGGTAATCACAACTCAGAATGAGCGCAAGATTCCTGTGGCAAACGGCCATACGCAGGCAACATGGACTGCTGAGAACGGTGCCTATACCGAAAGCAATCCTACCTTCAGCCAGACCAGCATCGATGCCTTCAAGCTTACTGACCTTATCAAGGTTTCTGACGAGCTCCTTGCTGACAGCTTCTTCGATATTGAAGGATATATCTCCGAGGAATTCGGACGTGCTTTCGGTGAGGCTGAGGAAGATGCATTCATCAACGGTGCCATTCAGTCTGGCGCAACCGCTATTGACAGACCTACCGGTCTTTTCATCGCGGCAAATGCAGGTGGCGCTCCTTCCGGATTAACTGCTGCTTCTGCTACTGCAGTCACAGCCGATGAGCTGGTAAGCCTTGTATATTCCCTCAAGGCTCCGTACAGAAGCAAGGCAAAGTTCCTCATGAACGATGCAACTGTAGCGGCCATCAGAAAGCTCAAGGATAACAACGGTGCATATATGTGGCAGCCTTCTCTGACTGCCGGTGAGCCTGACAGACTTCTCGGCTTCCCGCTCTTCACTTCTCCGAAGGTTCCTACAATGGCCTCTGGTGCAAGAGCCATCGCATTTGGCGACTTCTCCTGCTACTGGATCGCCGACAGAGCCGGACGCACTATCAAGCGTCTCAACGAGCTTTATGCTACCAACGGTCAGGTCGGCTTCACTTGTACAGAGCGTGTCGACGGCAAGCTCATCCTTGCAGAAGGCATCAAGATCCTCGATATGAAGACAACTTCAGGTTCCTGATAGATGGGAGGTGAATGACCGTGGCATTGATTTCAACTGATGATGCAAAAGCTTATCTTCGTGTGGATTCGGCGGATGAGGATGCCACGGTCGGTATCCTCTTATCCTCCGCCATACGGCTATGCATTGATGTAGCAAGACTCACCGATGACCAGTGGGCTGTGATTGATTCAGACGAGACTTCTTCTGACGATTACACCGAGGCAGAGCTTACGGCTATACGCGAGACGATGAAGGTTGCGATCCTTTATACCTGTGCTTATCTATTTGAGCACCGCGAGGAAGCTGACCATCATGCTCTCACCATTACACTGCGCTCTCTTTTATTTGCAATACGGGAAGGAGCGTTTTCATGAACATAGCAGCTATGAGAGTCCGGGTGAAATTTCAGGTCAATGCAGTCACTGTAGACAGATACGGAAATCACAAAAACGGCTGGGCAGATTACTTCTCCTGCTGGGCAACCGTAGGTACAAGCTCCGGTTCAGAGTCTGAAGGAGTAGTTATTAATCCGGAGGAGTCACTGGACTTTACCTGCCGCTACTGTTCAGAACTTTCCGCTGTGGAGTCCACAAAATATCGGATTATTGCAGAAGGCAAAACCTACAACATCACCTATGTCAATCCGATGGGCTACAAACATAACAGCCTGAAATTTAACTGCAAGCTGGAGAAAAACACATGAGCAGAAATATACCAATCGACGAAATGAGCGATGCCATTATGGAAGAACTCGAAAAATACGCAGGACTCGCTTCTGATGATTTAAAAGCTGCTGTCAAAGGAACTGCTGCTTCTGTCCGCAAGGATATACAGGCCGGTGCTCCCGTAGATACCGGAAAGTACAAAAAAAGCTGGTCTGTCAAAAACGTCCACGAGGATTCGGAAAGCATCGATCTGGTGGTGCATTCAAAAAACCGTTATCAGCTGGCACACCTTCTGGAGCATGGTCATGTGAAGCGTGGTGGAGGCAGAGTCCCGGCTCAGCCTCACATCGCAGCAGCTGAAGAACGCGGCAATGAAAAGCTGGTCGATACCATCAAGCAGAAACTGGGAGGTGGATCATGACATACGACGAAGTTATCACCATGTTAGAGGAAGCCGGTCTCCCACTTGCCTACGACCATTTTGCCGAAGGCGAGTCCCCGGAGCCGCCCTTCCTCGTTTTCTTATATCCGGGCACGGACAACATGTTCGCGGACGATACCGTGTATCAAAAGATTGATGAACTAAACATCGAGCTCTACACGGACGCAAAAGACCCGGAAACTGAAGTTCAAATCGAGAACATCTTAATCGCTCACGCCTTGCCCTACGAGAAATCGGAGGTCTGGATCGAGTCAGAAAAGATGTACGAGGTTCTATATCAAACACAGATTATAGGAGGTTAAAACTTATGCCTAACACAAGCAACAAGGTCAAATTCGGCCTTAAAAACTGCTATTACGCAATTGCCACGTTGGCAGCGGACGGCACCGTCACATACGGCACTCCCGTTGCTATGCCCGGCGCAGTATCTCTCTCGCTGGATGCAGAGGGTGACAACGACCCGTTCTATGCGGATGACTCCGTATACTACATGGTTTCTAACAACAACGGCTATTCCGGCGACTTCGAGCTGGCGCTGATTCCGGAGAGTTTTCTTACGGATGTCATGCATGAAACCGAGGATGCCAACGGTGTCATAGTGGAAAACAAGGATGTTGAGCCAGAGCATTTTGCTCTCCTCTTTGAGTTCTCCGGCGACCAGAGGAAGATCCGTCATTGCATGTATTACTGCAGTGCAACTCGTCCTTCCGTCACTGGCAGCACCAAAGAGGATTCTACAGAGGTGCAGACCGAGACTCTGTCACTTACTGTTTCTCCGCTTCCTTCCGGCATCGTGAAGGTCAAGACCGGCACCAATACCACAGACGAGGTTTACAACGGCTGGTACAGCGCAGTTTATGAACCGAGCGCTGCTGCAACCGGCGGAGGCTCCGGAAGTGGCACTGGCACTAACGAATAAGGAGGCGCGATATGGCAGTTACTAAAACCATCGAGGTTGACGGCAAAGAGGTACAGTTTCGTGCCTCCGCCGCTATTCCTCGTCTTTACAGGAATAAATTTCACAGGGACATCTATAAGGATTTAAACGATCTACAGAAAGGTATCGACGAGAGCGATGCTGAAAGCTCTAATCTTGATACCTTTTCTCTTGAGCTCTTCGAGAATATCGCTTGGCTCATGGCAAAGCACCAGAATCCGGATGTTCCGGATACTCCGGAAGAATGGCTTGACCAGTTCAATACTTTCTCGATTTATGAGATCCTCCCGCAGATCATTGAGCTCTGGGGACTGAACGTGGAACAGCAGGTTGCTTCTAAAAAAAACATCACAGCACAGAGCGGGAAATGACAACCCCGCTCTTTTTACTCCGGTGCGTGCAGATCGGGCTATCTATCTCGGAGCTTGATCTGCTCACCATCGGAACCGTCAATGACATGTACGCAGAAATGAGTAATGATGACTATCCATATGCCCAGACGGCATCTCAGGTGGACATGGATCGATTTTAACAGGAAGGAGGTCGCAGCATGGCTGACAGGATTAAAGGCATAACAGTGGAAATCGGCGGTGATACGACCGGCCTTTCCAAAGCCCTCTCCGGTGTAAACAAAGAAATCAAAAATACCCAGTCTCAGCTTAAGGACGTAAATAAGCTTCTGAAGCTCGACCCGACGAATACCACCCTGCTTGAACAGAAACAGAAACTTTTGCAGCAGGCTGTTTCCGAAACAAAGGAGAAGCTCACACAGCTAAAGTCTGTTCAAGACCAGATGGATGAGGGACTGAAAAATGGATCCGTCACACAGCAGCAATATGATGCATGGCAGCGAGAGATCATAGAGACAGAAAACGAACTCAAAAACCTCGAACAGCAATGTAAGACAACCGATACTTCCATCTCTGCCACTCTCACCGCTACCGGAACAAAGCTGCAGGAGGTCGGAGGTAAGATATCTGATGTCGGCACAGGCCTCTCTACTCATGTTACGGCTCCTATTGTAGCCCTTGGCGCGGCTTCTCTTGCCGCCTTTAATGAGGTGGATTCAGGCCTTGATATCGTGGAGCAAAAAACCGGTGCAACAGGTGAAGCTCTGGAAGAAATGAACCAGATTGTCAAAGACCTCGCCACAGAGATCCCGACTGATTTTGAGACTGCCGGAGCTGCTGTCGGCGAGGTCAACACCCGCTTCGGCCTTACCGGGCAGGCGCTGGATGATCTGTCTGCGAAGTTTATAAAGTTTGCACAGCTTAACGATACCGACGTCAGCACATCCGTTGACAATGTCTCTTCTGTGATGAATGCCTTCGGCATGGATGCATCCAAGGCAGACTCACTTCTGGATGCCTTGAACGCAACCGGACAGGCCACCGGCATCGATATGGACACCCTTGCAAATACGCTGTCATCGAATGCGGTGCAGCTTAAGGAAATGGGACTGACAGCCCAGCAGGCAGCTGGATTTATGGGCATGGTAGAAATGTCCGGCCTTGATACTTCTGCTGCCATGATGGGTCTAAAAACTGCCATGAAGAATGCCACTGCTGACGGCAAAACACTGGATCAGGCTCTTGCTGATTTCTCTGCAACTATGCAAGGCAACGGCTCAGAGACAGAAAAGTTACAGGCCGCCTATGACCTATTTGGAAGCAAGGCTGGAGCATCTATCTATAATGCAGTGCAGACCGGAAAGCTGAACCTCGAAGACCTGTCCGGTTCGCTTTCTAATTTTGAAGGAAGTGTAGAGAATACCTTCAACGAAACCCTCGACCCAATAGACCAGTTTCAGATGACCATGAACTCTCTGAAAGAAACCGGTGCCGAGGTCGGCAATTCCCTGATGACGGTGCTCACACCTGTCCTCAAACAAATCTCAGAGAAACTGAAATCTCTCGCTGAGTGGTGGAATAATCTCGGAGAGCCAATGCAGCAGATGATCATCAAGATTGCGATGGTAGCCGCTGCAATCGGGCCACTTCTTGTTGTGGTCGGAAAGATTGTATCGTCCGTCGGGACGGTCATGACGATCATTCCTAAGGTATCCACAGCAATTACTACCGTAAAAGGCGCGATGGCCGGGCTCAATGCCACAATGGCTGCAAACCCGATAGGACTTGTAATTGCAGCGATTACTGCGCTGGTGGCTGCCTTCATCTATCTATGGAAGACGAATGAGGACTTCCGAAATAAGGTCACAGCCATCTGGAACGGGATCGTAGAGAAGTTTCAGGCTTTCACGCAGGGCATTGTCGATAAGCTCAATGAACTGGGCTTCAATTTCAAGGATATCGGCGAGGTTATAAAAGCTGTATGGGATGGTCTGTGTTCTGTCCTCGCTCCGATGTTTGAAGGCGTATTCCAGAATATAGCAAACATCCTGTCCTATGCGATGGATCTCATCTTAAATATCGTGGATGTCTTTGTCGGCATCTTCACGGGCGACTGGGATCAGGCGCTCTCCGGCATCAAGGGTATATTTACTTCCACGTGGGACTTCATCGTCAATACGCTGTCGAATATCCTGACGACCCTTGGCAATGTAGTGAATGTGTTCCTTGGATGGTTTGGAACCTCATGGCAGGAAATCTGGCAAGGTATCAAGGACTTCTTCGTGAATATCTGGAACGGCATCGTGAGCTTCTTCACCGGGATCGTTACAGGCATTCAGAATACGGTCACCACCGTTTTTACAGCCATCTCCACGTTCTTCACGAACATCTGGAATGGTATAAAAACCTTCTTCGAGACGATCCTGACAGGGATACAGACCGCAGTTACAACATATTTCAATGCATGTAAGACAGTCATCACAACCGTTCTGACAGCGATCCAGACCGTAGTGACAACAGTATGGAACGCCATAAAGACAGCAATCACTACTGTGGTAAATGCTATCAAAACAGCCATCACCACGGCTTGGAATGCAATAAAGACGACAACCTCCACCGTGTTCAATGCGATTAAAACCACTGTTTCAACCGTCTGGAATGGAATTAAATCGGCTGTGATGAATGTGGTGAACACCATGAAGTCTGGAATAAGCTCCGGCTTCAATGCGATAAAGAGCACCGTTTCAAATATCGTAAACGGCATAAAGAGCACGATTTCCAATGTGTTCAACGGTATCTGGAGCTTTGTCTCCGGCATCGTAAATAAGCTGAAAAGCGTATTCAACTTCAGCTGGAGTCTGCCGAAGATCAAGCTGCCGCACTTCTCTATCACTGGCAGCTTCTCTTTAAACCCGCCATCCATACCGCACTTTTCTGTTGACTGGTATAAGAAGGCGATGTCGGGAGGCATGATCCTAAAGGATGCTACCATCTTTGGTCAGAGCGGCGGCACGCTTCTTGGCGGAGGTGAAGCCGGTGATGAAGCTGTGGTCGGTGTTTCGTCCCTGCGCTCTATGATTCAGGACGCGGTAAGCAATGCAACAATGACGCTTTCCGGCGATCAGCCGCTTATCAATATCGAGGAAATGAGTGTGCGGAGCGATGACGATATACGTAAGATTTCTCAGCAACTCAACACCCTGCTGACGGCAGGCCGCAGAGCGAAAGGACTGGTGTGATATGGGATTTTCATTCAACGGAACAACCTCCCAGTCTATGGGGCTCGCAACACGAATCACAAACGAATACCGGATGCCTGATCTGAGAAACAATACCGTTACCATGCCCGGACGACATGGCGTGTTTGATTTCGGAGAAACAGTATCCGAGCGAAAGATTGTAATCTCCTGCTTTATCCCGCCGGGTGAAACGGATACGCAATTTCTCGCAAAGAAAGATGACATCATTGAATGGCTGAATCCGGACAATGGTCTCTGCCAGCTCATTCTGGATAATGAACCGGGACGAGCTTATCAGGCAAGACTTACGTCCGGATTTTCTTTTGATAAAGCTGTGCGCAATTCCTGCACCTTCGAGCTCGAATTTTTCTGTCCCGATCCTCATGGCTATGCCACTTCGGACGAGACATTTGATTTTGCACAAACAGGAACCTTCACAGCTACCCGCTCCCTTGGAAATATCGAATCCTACCCGATCTACTCGCTTCAGGGCATCATCCCTTCAGGTACGGATTCTTATATTTCCATAACAACAAATGACAGCGAGCTTCGCATTATCGGCAGCCTTGCCTCCGGTGAAACGCTTATCATCGACTCATCACTAATGACGGCGAAGGTTGTGGACGGAAACGGTGACACTCTCCGAAATGGCCTGCCACTGCTGTCAGAGCTCAATTTTCCGGTTCTTGATACCGGTGATAACACCGTCGTGATTGCAGCGGTCGGAACCAATACAACATTTACTGAGCTGAACATTCAGGCCAGAAGCCGATGGAGGTGATTTTTCATGGCGTTAAAACACATATTGAATACGCAGGACGCCTTCACCGGTGAGTTTCCGAAAGCACTCGCTCCGGACGGCCTCTGGCGCTTTAATGAAGCGGAGCCTGATGCAGATGATTATCTTGCGGATTCCTCCGGAAAAGATAGAAAAGCATATATCCATAACTGGAGCGGAACAACTGCTTCGATGAAGACCGGCAATTTCGGTCGGTATTTTCAGATGAACATAAGCAACCCCTCATCTGAGAAAACCTACCTGAAGGTTGCGAACGACGGCACTATCTTTTCCAATATCGGCGAGACCATTGTGGTCGGCGGATGGATGAAACCGACGACATACTCAGTCGGAAACACCTACTGTCCAATCCTGAACACCCGCTATGGCTCAGGACAGCCTATTTTCTATCTGTCACTTATTCGCGGGAAGCCGAGAATCATGCTATACAATTCCTCCGGCTCACTGATTCTCGATACATCGGTAACGCCATCGTTCTCTCTGCAGAACGGCTACTGGTATTTTATTGCCTGCGTGATCAGGCCAACAGCAAAGACCGCGCAGTATGTTCTGGGTGATAAAAGCTCCGGTACCGTGTGGAAGTCGAGTGTTCTTACCTTTACGGGAGACCTGAACCGTTCCTGCGTGGCTGACCTGATCTGGGGAATGCATGCAGACTCCTACTGGTATGCAGGTGGCTTTGACGACTGGTTCCTTGACTGCGATTCCTCACTTACAGCAGATGACCTTTCGGATTATTTTCTGGAATCGCTGTCAGCGAACGGTGCTGATTCGAGCTCAGATGTGGACGCTTTAACTATCGCTGATGCCGTCACCTTAAAGGCTACGGATTCAGTATATCCTTCAAGCGGCCAGCTTATAACAGCTGCAAGGGAATGCAGTCTTACAGGTAACGGCAGAGTTTCAATAAAGGCAGAGTATTCTCCGGGAGAGACCTCCATTTCGCTGGTAGAAACAGCAACCTCTGATGATCTCTCGGCTTGGACGCAGTGGCAGGCAGTAGGCACAAACGGTGAGCTTCAGTCTCCTTCAAAGAACTACATCAAATATCGTATAACCCTTGCCACTACAAATACGGCAAGAACTCCGAAGCTTACCTCTATCAGCCTTTTTGACAATCCGCGCCCGCTATACAGCAAACTCGGCTATGCAAGACCGGTCATCCTTGATTCTGATGGGAATGCAGAAGCAGTTCTTGATAATGCCTATGACATTATCGTAACCAGCGAGATCAACGGCGTGGATGAGCTGGAGTTTAAGCTCCCGTTCCAAGACAGCAAACGATCCTACGTCGATAATGAAAAAACTGTACGTATAGTAAATGACACCTACCGTATCCGTACCATTACCGATGACAAAGAAGAAAGCGGCAAAGCCATCACAACCGTCTATGCGGAAGCAGCCTTCTATGACCTTGCTTACTCCGTAAAAAAGGATGCAATTTCCTTTAACGCGGATACTGCTGATGTTCCGATGGCCTATGCCCTTCAAGATACTGACTGGGATGTGGGAACGGTCAATGTTTCCACAAAGCGTACATGGACTTGTTCTGAAAAGAACGCTCTGGCGATCCTAAGAGCAGTACAGGACATTCACGGCGGCGACCTTATATTTGATAACGCCAACAAGATCGTAAAGCTGCTGACCTTCAGTGGCGAGGATTCCGGTGTACTGTTCTGCTATAAGAAGAACATGAAATCCATACAGCGAGTCATTGATACAACGAGCCTTATTACAAGGTTGTATGCATACGGCAAGGACGGTATGACCTTTGCCTCTATCAATGGCGGCAACGAATATGTGCAGGACACCACTTACACTTCAGAGATCCGCATATCGACCTTGGACTGCTCCAGTTTTACCAATCCATATCAGATGCTGGAATACGCCAATATGCGCCTTGCGGATTATGCCTCTCCACGTATCTCTTATGTGCTGAAAGCTATGGACTTATCTGTTCTGACAGGATATGAACATGAAACTTGGGAACTCGGCGATACCGTGACGGTAAAAGATGATGACCTGAACCTGTCGGTAAAGACCAGAATCGTCCGAAGGGAATATAACCTGCAGGAGCCTTGGAACACGGTGCTGGAGCTTTCTACCACACTCCGGGAGCTGGGTGATTCCTCCTCCCGCTGGGACAGCGCAGCCGACACACTGGAGTCCGCTGATCTGGTGGATAGTCAGGAAATGAAGGATCTGGTGCCCTTTAATCATCTGCGCAATTCCAGAGCAGACTCCGGCCTAAGCTACTGGCAAAGCTCCGGCTTTTCCGTAGATGCAGACAATGGCGTCTCCGGCACGGCTTCCTTCAAATGCGAAGGTGCACTCAACACAACCAAGAGCCTATCGCAAACCATAATGCCTGCAAACAGGGAAAGCTATACCTTCTCGGCGCAGATTGCTTCTGAGAACCTTGTCAAAGGCAGCTCCGGGCAGGTCGGCATTGAGGTAACCTTCGAGTACGAAGACGGAACAACAGAAACAAGATTTATAGACCTGATCTGAAGGAGGGATTTCTATGGCTTCATTTACACACGTGGCACAGGATGTCTCTCCTCAATATGGCCGCGTAACCAAAATTACGATCAGGGTATGCGTAACCGACTGCACAGGCACCGTATATATCACAGACATGCTTTTGCAGGGCGGTTCCATCGCTACCGGCTGGGTAGGTCATGTTTCAGAAATAAAGTGGACGGAGGATGGATAAATGCCTGAGTTTACACGCTTTACAGAGACAATAACAAAGAAACAGGATAAGCGCGTCGTAAACATCACGGTAAAGCCTACCGTCACAGACTGCACCGGAACACTCTGGTTCACAGACCTGATGCTGCAGGAAGGCGATAAAGTAACCGGCTTCGTCATCAACACCGAAACTCTTCTGGAAAAATACACTGGCGATGACGCCATACCCGCAAAGCGCTTTTATAACGGCATCGTCCGTTCTTCGGCGACCTGTATCATCTTCAATCTCGGATCAACCGCTGCCGGGCTCGATTATAAGATTTTTCCGGTACAGTCAATGGCCGCCGGGAGCATTTCCCTTGCGCTTGGAGCCGGAGGCCATAAGGCAGTTTTTAATGCTGCTGCAAATGCCGGTGATGAGTTTGACCTCTTTGCGACAACCCGCGAGTGCCTTAAAAATAATGCACCGACGGATAAGAGCGGCTTCTACCAGTACTCTGCTGCCTGTGACAGTAAGCACCCGATCACGGTCGCAGATAAAAAGTCAGCAAGGATATATGTGGAGTTTCAGGAGATGCAGGATGGGAGTGATCTGATATGAGCAGAGATTATTTAAAAGGACACAGGTGCATGGTATGGACATTCATGGGAAATGCCCGTATGTATTCTGCCCTTGCCGCATATGGTGACAGGCTCTCTCAGGTCGGCCTGTTTTCCTTCAAAGTCCGTGCGACCGGAGAAATCTATGAAACAGGCGTATCTATTTCAAACATGATGACCTATATCAATCAGTGGCCTCACATCAAATGGCTGCTGACGATATCCAACGATGGTACAAACAGCATCTTTAAAGCCCTGCGCGACAACACCGATGGTGCTCAAGATACTTTTCTCACCGAGATTATCCGCATCATGGAAAAATACCCGTGGTGCGATGGCATCGACATTGACCTTGAGAAAGGCGATGGATATTCTACTCACGCGGCCTCTACGGCCATGTTTCGGAATATCTATAACACTGTAAAATCCTACGACAGATCTAAGCTCATGAATATCTGCCTGCCGGGCATAAATGCTATTAATGGTTCTGTCGGCGGCGAAAACTGGTGCGTATACGGAGACCTTAATGCTTACTGCGACACAGCTGCCATCATGAGCTACGGCATGGCGTGGGCGGGCTCTGCTCCCGGTGCTGTCTCACCAAGGGACTGGCTGGAAGGCATATATGACTACGCAGTCACCGTCATGACGCCTAAGAAGATTTTCTTCGGTCTTCCGGCTTATGGCTGGAACTGGCAAATATACGACACTCCAGCAAATCTCGGTAAGACCTATCGCGGCACATCCAATACCTACTACGCGGCAAAAAACTGGATGACCGGACAGTATAATTTCACAGACGACGCTCCGCCGCAGCCCTTCATCCCTATTCTCGCTTACTGGGATGACTACGATATGGTACCTTGGGCGCTGCCGCAGGTTTACGACTTCATGGAAGGCAGAGATGCAACGAGCTACGAATATCCGCTGATGAACGGCACTTATAACCGAAGGCACTATCTCACGGCATATTCCAAAGAGCAGCACACAGAGTTCGGAACCATATATGTGGATGCCGACGGTACGACAAGCACCTACTCCGGCATTGTTTCCTTTGAAAACGGTGTGGCTACCCTCGGTGATGAAGGCTCAGCTACATATACCTTCACGGTATCATCCGCCGGAACATACGATATAGCGATCCGCCTTTGCTATCCCTTCTGGGACAAGAACGGCATCTATGTATCGATTGACGGAAGCACCTCTCATTTCACGGAAAGCAGGCTCTGGTGGCCATATTGGCGCAGCACTTTCTGGACAACGCTTGCCAACAATATCTCGCTGTCAGCCGGAACACATACGATCAAGATTTCCGTGGATATCAAAGGAGTGCAATTCTATGGCTACCGGGTATGCAGCAGCTTCTCGGAAGCACCATCCGCAGGAACGGCCACATTCACCTTGTCTCCGCGACACTTTATCGATGTAGACGGCAATCAGTGTCAGCCGGACAGAGCTTTTAAACTAACCTGCGAAATGCTGAGAAGAAAGCCTGATTCCGCGCTCATTTGGTATGAGGATTTCCGGGATTATGGCGTGCTCCAGACAAACTACTGGACGACGCTTTCCGGCTCTTGGACGGTCTGGCGGGAGGATGAATATTCCGAAAGCCGCGTCTACTCACAGCTGGACGGCTCCGGAAATCTGGCATGGCAATATGACGGTTTCTCCGATGTCCACCTGCGGGCAAGGCTTGCTTTTCCTTCGAACGGAAGCGGCAAAGCAGGAATCTTCTGCGGTGACCTGTTCTGCTGCCTGAATTATGACTCTCAAGCCGTAGAGCTTTATAACGGCTCTACACTTCTTGGAAGTTACAGTCAGACGATTGAGAGAACACCTTCTGCAGATTTACGCAGTAATCCATCTATGTACACCATAGAAATGCGTATCCGTGGAAACAAAGTCAGAGTTTACTCCGGCTCCTCATATACGCTCCGTTTCACAGTAACGGTCAGCGGCTTCTCCGGAGGCTATGCAGGATATCGATCAGATCATCGGACGGTCTGTGAGCTGCTCCGCATGGGTGACGCATGGACATACGAGCCTTATGAGCGCTTTGATGTAACCTTTCCGGACGGCACTACCACACAGTATGGCAGGATCAGCCGCAGCAACGTTACATGGAACTCAGAGTTTCAGGTGTTTACCGTAACTTCAGATATAGAGGAAAGTGCAACACGTAGTGAGAGCATCTCGCTGGATTATGAATTCTATCATTCCCACGATCTTGCTCTAACCTGCGGCAATGACTACACGGTGACCGTCACGCCAAAGGATATCAATATCTGGATTGCCAGACTGTTCCTTGGCGACGCGGACGGCTTCTCCATCCTCTACTATCAGGACGTGGACTCACTCATTTACTGGGCGAATGAAGCGGCCTATCGCTGGGGAGTGAGAGGCTTTGCTATGTGGTCTCTTGGGCAGGAGGATATGCGTCTCTGGGAGGCACTGCCAAAACAGATATAAATTCATATATAGATACAGTTCTCAAGGCTGTCTGCATAATGCAGGCGGCTTTTATTTTTGCACAAAGGAGGGATTTTCTCATGAAAGAATTCTGGAACACCATTCAAATCGTATTTGCTGCTATCGGCGGATGGCTCGGCTACTTTCTCGGAGGCTGTGACGGGCTCCTGATAGCCCTGATCATTTTTGTAGTCTGCGATTACATCACCGGCGTCATGTGCGCCATCTCAGACAAGAAGCTATCCAGCGAGGTCGGCTTTAAAGGCATCTGTCGCAAAGTGCTGATTTTCCTGCTGGTCGGCATCGGAAATGTTATCGACGTGCAGGTACTTGGGCATCCGGGAGTGCTCCGTACCGCGATTATCTTTTTCTATCTGTCAAATGAAGGCCTGTCGCTGACGGAGAACGCAGCACATCTCGGTCTTCCGGTACCGGACAAGCTGAAGGCGGTCTTGGAACAGCTCCACGACCGCGACAATACAGAAAGCGAGGATAAATAACTATGGCAAAAATCAAAGGAATCGATGTCAGTCACTGGCAGGGAACCATCGACTGGAACAAAGTAAAAGCGGCTGGCATCAAGTTCGCCATCATCAAGGCAGGCGGCTCAGACGCAGGCTTCTATACCGACAGCAAGTGGGAAGCAAATTATAAAGGAGCCAAGGCTGCCGGTATCCCTATCGGCGCTTACTACTTTGTCGGCAAGGACTGCGTAACCGCCGCTGCCGGAAAAGCCGACGCAGAGCGCTTCATTCAGATCCTCAAAGGTAAGCAGCTGGAGTACCCGGTCTACATGGACAACGAGGCGCAGCCCGCCTCTGCTAAAGCCGGAATCACTGAAGCTACCATTGCTTTCTGTGAGACAATGGAAAATGCAGGATACTTTGTCGGTATCTACGGCTCCACCTCTTCCGGCTTCAAGGAACGCATGGACGACAGCAAGCTCAAGCCTTATGCTCACTGGGTAGCACAGTACGCCAGCAAATGCACCTACTCCGGCGAATACGGTATCTGGCAGTATTCCAGCAAAGGTTCTGTTGATGGCATCTCCGGAAATGTCGATATGGATTACGGCTACATCGATTACCCGTCCATCATCAAATCCGGCGGCTTCAACGGCTACACAAAAACTGCTGCAGATACAGATAAATCTGGTGAAGATACTCCTGCAGTCCCCACAAAATCTGTGACGGAGCTTGCGCAGGAAGTTATCGCCGGTAAGTGGGAAAACGGCACCGCCCGCAAAGATGCTCTCACTGCTGCCGGATATGACTACTCAGCCATACAGGCCAAGGTCAACGAGCTTCTTGCCAAGGATGCTGTAACGACGACTGTCTGGTACACGGTGAAATCAGGAGACACCCTCTCTGCTATCGCAAGGAAGTACGGCACAACCGTGTCTGCGATCCAGAAGCTCAATCCGACGCTCATTAAGAACGTCAACCTTATCATCACCGGCTGGAAAATCCGCGTGAAATAACTGAATACACAGCACTATGCCCGGAGCATCTCTTTTGAGGTGTTTCCGGGCTTTTTTTATTTTCCTCCGCTCAAATCGGCTGTTCATCTCCAGTGGAACTTGGAGGTGGATATGTTATGACAAACGAAACCACAAATGTTCAATCTGGATATTTCACGCAGGAGCGGATACAGGGCGACCTCGATTATAAAATGGCGCAGCAGATGGCAAAAACCATGCTCGACTCCGGCCTTATCTCCGTTGATGAATTCGACAAATTATCGGACATCAACCTCAAAACATTCTCTCCCTTGTTCGCGGAAATATATCCGAATAATGCTTGATAAATAGGCGCTTTAGAGTGATGTATAGACATGCGAAAGGAGGAATGAGGCTTTGAAGAAAGTCACAAAAATTGAAGAAAATAAAAGCCCGAAGGCTGCCGGAAAGAAACTCCGCGTGGCCGCCTACTGCCGTGTAAGCACAGGCTCTGACGCACAGGCCGAGAGCCTTGAAGCCCAGATCACCCACTACGAGAACTACATCAATTCCCGCAGCGACTGGGAATACGCTGGCGTATACTACGACGAAGGCATAACCGGCACGAAGAAAGAAAAACGTCCGGAGCTTAAACGTATGCTCGCAGACTGCAAGGCCGGAAAGATAGATTTTATCGTCTCGAAGTCAATCAGCAGATTCAGCCGCAATACGACGGACTGCCTTGAGCTGGTACGAAAGCTCCTCACCCTGAACATTCCGGTCTACTTTGAGAAAGAGAACATCAACACCGGTTCGATGGAAAGTGAGCTCTTCCTGTCGATCCTGTCCAGCATGGCCGCTGATGAATCTCTCTCAATCTCAGAAAACAGCAAATGGTCAATCCAGAACCGCTTTGAAAAAGGCACCTTCAAAATCAGCTACCCGCCCTACGGCTACGACTGGGATGGTGAGCAGATGGTGGTTAATCCGGAGCAGGCAGAAATTGTGAAGCAAATCTTTGCTTCCGCTCTCGCCGGTCAAGGCACCAGCGCCATCGCCAGAAAGCTGAACGAGGATCAGGTACCTACGAAAAAAGGAGGACACTGGAACGCCACCACAGTTAAGGGCATTCTCAGAAACGAGAAATACACCGGCGACTGCCTTTTTCAGAAGACCTACACTGATTCCCGATTCAACCGGCATGCGAATCACGGCGAAAAGAACATGTACCTTGCCAAGGATCATCACGAGGCCATCATCAGCCACGAAGATTTCGAGGCCGCTGAAAAGATGCTAAAACAGCATGCAAGAGAAAAGAACATCTCATCTGATAGTGAAAAGTACCAGCAGCGCTACACTTTTTCCGGCAAGATCATCTGCGGCGAGTGTGGCGGCACCTTCAAGCGCAGGACTCATTACACCGCCGGAACAAGCTACATCGCATGGTGCTGCAACACTCATCTATCCGACAAAGATTCCTGCTCTATGCAATTCATCCGAGATGACGATCTGAAGTTGGCATTCACCACGATGATGAACAAGCTTGTCTTCTCCAGCAAGGTGATATTGAAGCCCTACGTCGAGGGCATAAGGGACGGTTCATCGGATGATTCTTTTCACAGGATACAGGAACTTACAACCCAGCTTGCCAAGAACACTGAACAGCGAGAAGAACTACAGAAGCTGACGGCACAGGGTTTTATCGACAAAATTCTTTTTAACACGGAAACCAACAAGCTCCTCTCCCAAGCAGACGAATACCGTAAAGAGATTGAGGCATTGAACAACAGTGTCTCCTCGGACGTCTCCAAGGTAACGGCAGCTACCGATCTTCTGCATTTTGCAGAAAAAGGCGAGATGCTGGGAGCCTATGATGGGGAGCTTTTTGAAAAATATGTCAGGCGCATCATTATAAAAAGCCGCACCGAGTTTGTCTTTGAACTCAAATGCGGACTTGCCCTGACGGAAAGGATATGACAATGGGACACACACCTTACGGATACATAATTGAAAACGGGAAAGCGGTCATTGACGAAGAATCTGCTGCGAAGATAAGAAAACTCTATGAGGCTTATCTTGCGGGTAGCTCTTTCCAGAGCGCTGCGAATGAAGCAGGTATCGAAGTCAAGCACTGCGGAGCCAAGCGAATGATGGCAAATCGCCACTATCTCGGTGATGACTTTTACCCGGCAATCATAGACAACGATACATTCGACAAAGCAGAGGCCGAAAAGCAGCGTCGGGCAGAAGCACTTGGAAGGCTTAACAGAAAGAAAGATAAACCTGCTCAGGCAGCACCTACACATTTTCATTTTGAAAAGCCTGAAAAGAACTATAACGATCCTGCGCTTCAGGCCGAGTACCTTTACAGCCTGATTGAAAGGTCGGTGATATAAGATGGCAAACGTAACCTTTATCCCGGCTAAACCTAAAGTTGGAAATAGCGTCAGCAAGGACAATGCGCCGAAACTCCGTGTTGCTGCCTACTGCAGAGTCTCCACAGACTCCGACGAGCAGGAAACAAGCTACGATGCACAGGTCAGCCACTATACCGAATACATTCAGCAAAATCCACAGTGGACACTTGCAGGCATTTTCGCTGATGACGGCATTTCCGGTACCAACACTAAAAAGCGTGATGAGTTCAACCGCATGATTGACGAGTGCATGGCCGGAAACATCGACATGATCATCACCAAATCAATCAGCCGATTTGCCCGCAATACCCTCGACTGCCTACAATACATCCGTCAGCTCAAGGATAAGAACATCCCGGTTTACTTTGAGAAAGAGTCCATCAACACAATGGATGCTAAGGGCGAGGTGCTGATCACGATTATGGCCTCCTTAGCACAGCAGGAAAGCCAGTCGCTTAGCCAGAACGTGAAGCTTGGCCTACAGTACCGCTACCAGCAAGGAAAGGTCACCGTCAACCATAACCGCTTCCTCGGATACACAAAAGGCGAGGACGGAAAGCTCGTCATCGATCCGGAGCAAGCCGAAGTTGTGAAGCGCATTTACAGAGAATACCTTGAGGGTTCCAGCATGGACAAGATTGCCGCCGGGCTTGAGGCTGACGGGATTCTTACCGGAGCCGGGAAAACAAAATGGCACACCAGTACCATCAACAAGATTCTCCGAAATGAGAAATACATGGGTGACGCCCTTCTGCAGAAGACCTACACCACGGATTTTCTTACCAAGAAGCGCATCAAGAACAACGGCACAGTTCCTCAATACTATGTCGAGGATGACCATCCTGCCATCATTCCGAAAGACCTCTTCATGCAGGTGCAGGAAGAGCTTGTCCGCCGCCGGACAGTACATAAAAGCCCTTCCGGCAGAAAGCGTACCTACTCCTGCAATCACTGCTTCGCACAGATCATTGTCTGCGGCGAATGCGGTGAGCTTTACCGGAGAGTCCACTGGAACAACCACGGCTGCAAATCAATCGTCTGGCGCTGCATCAGCAGGCTGGAACCTACCGCTGCCGACATGAACTGCACCAACCGAACAGTCAACGACACCGTTCTCGAAGAAGTAACCGTCAAAGCCCTTAACCAGATCCTGAGCAGCAGAAAAGTATTCCTGAAACAGCTGCAGGAGAATATTGCCAGAGCGGTTGTCACGACTGACACGCTTTCTCCTGACGGCATACAGGCCAGACTGGAAGAGCTGCAAAAAGACCTCGTCAAGGCCGTCGGCGACCAGAAAAACTACGATGCCCTGACCGACGAGATACTTAGACTTCAGCAAATGAAAAAGGACTCAGAAGTCGATGACCATAGGCGCACCGAAACCATGAACCGCATCAAGGAGCTGCAGGATTTCATCGCCGGGCAGGATACGGCCATTACAGAATTTGACGAGGCAGACGTCCGGAAGCTCATTCAGAAGATCACAGTCTACGAGGATAGGTTCACCGTTGAATTCAAGTCCGGCATCAGCGTCGATATTACAGAATAAAAAAATAGCCCTCTCGATTGATAATCGAAAGGGTTGTTTTTATTTGTTTAATTGAATAACAAAACTCGATGCATTTTTTTCAATCTCAAGATTATATCTTATGACCGCTTCATCTTTAATGTGAGTTATATAAAAATATGGATCTTGCTCCGAATTTTTCCCTTGTGCCATTAAAATTCTTGGTGTTAAAGGTAATACCCCTTGCAACTTGCCATCCTGCCTTCTGAATACAAAAACCGGGTTGTCACTGGTATTAAACATAGTAGGGCCATCCGCAACAAGAAAATGAAACGAAGTATTTGATAAATTCGCCATTGCATGCGTATATATTACTCCAGAATCGCTTAGATACTGACGATAATATTTCAGCAATATGTTATGCTTCATCTCTTCTGCTGCATTTTCCAGCATAGGAAGTTCTCGTTCTTGTTCCGGAATATCTATTTCATCTAAATGAAGAACTTCCTTACTAAGTAATTTCCAAATATCCTGAAACTGCATATTGGATTTAATACTTCTCCAATCTAATGCTGTATAAAACTTCATCAAATATTCTTTATGTGTATCTGGTATTTTTCCATTAGTTGCACTAAGTATTGATCCTTCTAAATCCGACCGGATTTCACCCCACGCATCCTCGTACTTCGAAGACCACAGCATTTCTATATCTCGTATCTTTACTTTTTCTATTTCAGACTTCAGTTTCTTTTTACTTACTACCGAACCGTCCATCCTATACACTTCCCAATTATCAAAATCATAATAAATCTTATTTAATTCAAGGCTATCAGAAATAACTGTGCCTTTATATTGCACTTCTAAGTCGGCTAAGCAGTGGAATATAGTATCAGCATCTTCTTTTGTAACAATAGGCATTCCAGCAACGCTAGAATGATAGTTTGTAATCCCAGCTATTTTGTCCTTATTACGTTCAACAACACTATCTGCATTCTCAAGGAAACGAACGTATAGCGTTCCATTTCCATGTTCCCAAGCAGATAAATACGTTCTTGGAATTAAATGATGATACTTTGCTTTTGTTTCTGGCATTCATTCTTACCCTTTCTTTAACATCTAATCCGCTCACTCAGCCGAAAAAAACATCTAATCCACTAACTCAATTCTTGACATCTAATCCGCAGCCTAAACTATGTGAAAAATGTCAAAATCGCCTCCGAACCGGTGCGGTCGATAAGTTCTCATAGAACGGTCACTTCCGCTTGTAGCTCCTGATGCCAAATCCCAAGAATGGCTTGAAATCAAGGCTTTTCAGGGCTATTTACCCTCTGCCCTTGACATCAATACTACCGTCTCCACGTG